CAACGATACTTCCCAGAATACGTAAACCCCCAAGAAGGTAAACGAGAGAAGTGGAGTCAACGGAAATTCTCTATTGACCATGTAACACGTAAGCAAGAAGGCATTCGAGACGCTACTGTGTCTACTGCTGGCCTTACAACTAACACTACTGGATGGCACGCTGATATTATCATTGCCGATGACTTGGTTGTTCCTGAGAATGCTTATACAGAAGACGGTAGAGATAGTGTTATGAAGAAGAGTTCTCAGTTTACGTCTATTCGTAATGCTGGTGGCTTTACTATGGCTTGCGGAACACGTTACCATCCTTCTGATATTTATTCCACATGGAAGTCTCAAGAATATGATGTGTACGATACAGAAGGTACAATCACAGGTAGACAATCTGTATGGGAAATAAAAGAGTTTGCTGTAGAGACTGACGGAGTATTCCTGTGGCCTAAAGCAATGCGAGAAGATAAGAAGTTCTTTGGATTCGATGCCCAAGTATTAGCACGAATCCGAGCTGAATACTCTGATCGTGTACAGTTTTATGCTCAGTATTACAACGATCCAAACGATCCAGGTTCCAATCGTATTGATAGAACACGCTTCCAATATTATGACCGCAAGTTTGTTAAACAAGATGGCGGAAACTGGTATTTTAAAAACAAACGATTAAATGTATATTCAGCTATTGACTTTGCGTTTAGCTTAAGCAAGAAAGCCGACAATACAGCAATTGTAATTATTGGAATAGATGAAGACAACTACATCTATGTCCTTGATATTGTAGTGTTTAAGAGTGATAAGATCTCTGAATATTTTAATAATATTGCAGCACTACATGCTAAATGGGAATTTAAAAAACTACGTGCTGAAGTAACTGTGGCTCAAGCAGTTATTGTACGTGATCTCAAAGATAAGTTACGAGAAGAAGGTCTTTCTCTTTCTATTGATGAGCATCGTCCCACACGTAATGAAGGTTCTAAAGCAGAGCGTATTGCTGCAGCTTTGGAACATAGATATGAAAATCAATCAGTATGGCACTTTAAAGGTGGTTATATTGATATGCTTGAAGAAGAACTTGTTCTTGCACGTCCAGCACATGATGACATTAAGGACGCTTTAGCTTGCGCTGTAGAGATTGCAGTTAAGCCTAAGAGAACCAAAGAACGAGATGACTCGTATAGTAACGTTGTAAGTTTCCACTCTCGCTTCGGCGGTGTAAGGTATAGATAATAAATGGCACAAAAACCCCTAGAAATTTCGTCTGCTTTTGGACGTGACAATGAAGCAAAATACATTGCTCATACATGGCATACGTATAATACACAACGTCAACCTAAAATTGATTTGTGGAAAGAAACACGTAACTACATCTTTGCAACAGATACTACCACTACCACTAACAAATCGTTGCCGTGGAAGAATAGTACCACATTGCCTAAGCTTTGTCAGATTCGTGATAACTTGCATTCTAATTATATTTCGGCTTTGTTCCCTAATGATGATTGGCTGTCTTGGCAAGGATATAGTAAGAAGGATGGCACTAAAGATAAAGCTCGAGCTATTGAAGCTTATATGTCTAACAAGACACGAGAAGGTCATTTCCGCACTGAAATGAGTAAATGCTTGTATGACTACATTGACTATGGTAATGCCTTTGCTACAGTCGATTATGAGGCTTCCTACCTAGTTAATGATCGCGGTGAAAAGATTCCTCAATATGTTGGTCCTCGAATGAAGCGCATTAGTCCTTTGGACATTGTATTCAATCCTTTGGCTCAATCGTTTAAAGACTCATTTAAAATTGTTCGTTCACTGAAATCAATTGGAGAATTGGAACGGATGGCTCAAGATGAACCTGAGAATATGTACTTGAAAGAAGCTCTAGCTAAACGAGCCAAGCTTATGAAGTATTGTAATGCTTATGGTTTAGAAGATCAAGATAAAGCTGATGGATTTCAAGTAGATGGTTTTGGTAACTACGCTGAATATTTGCAAAGCGGTTACTTTGAATTATTGGAATTTCATGGTGATATTCATAATCGTACAGACAGCTCAATGCAATTGGGACGTGTGATTACTGTTATGGATCGTATGTTTGTTGTCCGCAACGAAGCGATTAAAAGCTGGACAGGCTACTCTCCGATCTCCCATGTAGGTTGGCGTACCCGACCTGATAATCTCTGGTCTATGGGCCCTTTAGAGAACCTGGTGGGTATGCAATACCGTATTGACCATCTGGAGAACTTGAAGGCAGACGCTATGGACTTAGCAATTCTTCCTCCATTGGTTATTGCTGGTGAAGTTGAAGATTTTGAGTATAAACCAGGTGAAGAAATTCATATTGATGAAAACGGCAGTGTAACTGAATTGGCACGTAATGTGCAATGGGTTATTACTGCTGAAAATAATATTGATAAAATTGAAATGCGTATGGAACAATATGCTGGGGCTCCTCGTGAGGCTATGGGTATTCGTTCTGCTGGTGAGAAGACTGCTTTCGAAGTACAACAATTGCAGAACTCTGCTGGTCGTATCTTCCAAGAGAAAATTACTACCTTTGAAATTGAATTGCTTGAACCAGTTCTCAACAATATGTTGGAAGTAGGTAAACGTAATTTAGATCAAACAGACGTAATTCGAGTTCTTGATGACGACTTAGGTGTTAAACAATTTATGGAGATTACGCGTGATGACATTACAGCATCAGGTGTACTTCGTCCAGTTGGTGCTCGTCACTTTGCTGCACAAGCTCAAATGATTCAGAACTTGACAGGTATTGCTAATACGCAAATTTGGCAACAAATCTCTCCTCACGTTAGTTCAATTAAACTTGCTACTATGGTCGAAGATTTGCTTAATCTTGATCGTTTCGATTTGGTACGCCCTAACGTAGCAGTGTTTGAACAACAAGAAACACAACGTATGGCTGGTCAAGCTCAAGAAGACTTGATGGTTGAACAATCTATGCCTGTAGCTCCACAATGAAAACATCCCTAAAAAAAGGGTTAACTAAAGAACAAGCCGTTGAGATTGAAAGTGATTTCAAAGCTTCGGCTTTCTTTAGGGAACGCCTATCGGCATTACTAGAAGATAAAGTAGACACGCTACGTAAAGAAATTAGACAGAAAAATACATATGATTCTCCCTCATGGGCGTATGTACAAGCTGACTATATTGGCTTTGAACGAGCTATTTTTGAAGTTATTTCATTAATTTCAAATGATTCTGTCGAAAAAAGTTCTAAAACGAAGTAATATACTTTGTAAGTATTTATATTAGTATACTTAATCAGTGAGTGTAACGAACGATTAAGAATTAGATAGTATAAATTCTAGAAATACTTAGTAGTAAATTATTTGAGTCGTTAGTGTAATGGTAACACACGGGTCTCCAAAACCCTGTAATTGGGGTTCGAATCCCTAGCAACTCGCCAAGAAAACTCCTCGCCCTTGAGTTAATGGGCTTTAAAGCGGTTAGAGTGTCTTAAGGCAGCACACTATCCTTCCAAGTTAGTAGATCGGGTTCAATTCCCGATAACCGCTCCAATTTTTATACGTATAGGAATTTAATCGAATGTCAGACCCGACCTCGATTTTTGACAATAATCAAAATCAGCCTACCCAGGCAAATCAAAACAACGGTGGAGCTGGCACCCCACCAAACGGTAATCCTCCGAACCCTCTTGCAGACCTGCTTGGTTCGATTAAGAATGACCGTGGAGAACCAAAGTACAAATCAGTTGAAGACGCCCTTAACGCGTTGAAGCATTCGCAAGACTATATTCCTCAGCTTAGTGATAAACTTAAACAGCAGGAACTTGAATTGGCAGAAGCGAAGGCCGCAGCAGCTAAGATCACTCAACTTGAAGATACTTTGAAAAATCTCACTCAGAACACAAACAATCAACAGTCGAGCCAACCCGCTCCTGCTGGTTTGTCGGAAGAGCAAGTTGCTGCATTAGTTACTCAAACATTGACACGACAACAACAAGCTGAAGTTGCTAAAAACAACGTTTCAACTGTTGTATCCGCTGTTACAAAAGCTTTCGGTGAGAAGTCTGAAGAAGTCTTCTACAGCAAAGCTAAAGAGCTCGGTATGTCAATGGAAGATATTAACGCGTTGGCTGCACGAACACCTACAGCTGCATTGAAATTGCTTGGTCTTGATGGCGCTAAACCCACAGCTCCTTCACAAAGTCCTAGCATCAATACATCGGCGTTCCAGCCTACACAAGAAACATTCGTCGGTAAGAATGCGAAACCTACGTTGATCGGCGCTACAACCAACGATCTCCGTGAGGAATCTGCGAATTCTCGTAGAATGGTTGACGAATTGCATAATCAAGGCTTGACTGTGCATGATCTTACCGATCCAAAGGTATATTTTAAACATTTTAAATAAGGGCAATTAATGTCTCAAAATCGTGGTAATTCTACTTCGTTCATCGAAGCAGAACAATATTCGGCTTTTATTCTCCGCAACCTGCAAGATGGTTTGCTCCCTGGCTCGTTCTACCGTAACGTCTCTGACTTCGGTTCAGGTACTACTTTGCACATCAAGACTGTTGGTACTGTTACCATTCAGGACGGTGCTGAAGAAGTTGCATTCGATTACACACCAATTGAATCTGGTGAAGTGACTTTGACCATTACCGATTATGTCGGCGATGCTTGGTATGTGACTGATGAGTTGCGTGAAGATGGTGCTCAAGTTGAGGCTCTGATGAGTGCTCGCTCTAGCGAATCTACTCGTGCTATCCAGGAAATCTTTGAGACTCGTTTCTTGAAGAAGGCTAACACTTCTCAGACTAACGCAGCTGCTAACCAAGTGAACGGTTTCGCTCACCGTATTGCTTCTGCTGAAACCAACGGCGTGATCTCGTTGAACCACTTCATCTCTATGAAGCTGGCTTTCGACAAGGCTAACGTGCCAATGGCTGGTCGTATCGCTATTGTTGACCCTGTGTGCGCTGCTACATTGGACAAGACCGTGAGCTTGGCTCGTGACGTCACTCCATTCGCTGCTAACATCTTGGCTAACGGCTTCGATCGTGAGCACAGTTTCTTGATGAACCTGTATGGCTGGAACATCATCACTTCTAACCGTTTGGACACTGGTTCTTTCGGCGACGGTACTACTACCATCACCACTGGTGTTGCTAACGTGTTTATGTCTGTTGCAGACGACAACACCAAGCCCATCATGGCTGCATGGCGTCGTATGCCTAAGGTGGAAGGCGAACGCAATAAAGATTTGCGTCGTGATGAGTTCGTTACC